GTTCTTTTCAATTACAAGGAACAATTGGTGGTTTTTCAGATGTTACAATTTCAACAACATCAGCTTCACAAGGTGGTGTTGCAGGTGAAACAGATGACTCAATAAAATTAAATGCACCTTTACAATATGCAGCTCAAGACAGAGCAGTAACAACTACAGATTACGAAAGTTTAGTCAAATCAATTTATCCAAATGCATTATCAGTAAGTGCTTGGGGTGGTGAAGATGATGAGACGCCAAGATATGGTATTGTAAAAATCGGTGTTAAAGCTGCTTCAGGTTCTACATTAACAGAAACTACAAAAGCAGATATAGTAAATAAATTAAAACCATATAATGTTGCTTCAGTTGTACCTCAAATTGTGGATCCAGAAATAACTTCGGTATTATTAACTTCAACAGTTAAATATAATACATCAGGAACAACAAAATCAAGTGATACATTAAAATCAGAAATTATATCTTCATTGACGAATTATAATACAAATACTTTACAGAAATTTGATTCAATATATCGTCACTCAAAAGTAACAGGTTTAATTGATGGTACTGATAATAGTATTCTATCAAATATTACAACAGTTAAAATAAGAAAAAGTTTTATACCTACATTAGCAGCCTCTAACAAATATGCTATTTATTTTAGAAATGCTTTATTCAATCCTCATTCAGGTCATAATAAAGCTGCAGGTGGTATTTTAAGTTCTACAGGTTTTAAAGTAACAGGTAGCGATAATGAAATGTTTTTTGATGATGACGGAAACGGAAATGTTAGAAGATACTTCTTATCATCTGGTATTAGAACATATGTAAATGATAGTCAAGGAACAATTAATTATTCAAATGGGGAAATTATACTTAACTCTTTAAATGTTGCGTCTATTTCAAATATTAGAGGTACTACATCAACTGTAATTGAGATAACAATAACTCCTTTATCAAATGATGTTGTACCTGTAAGAGACCAAATTGTAGAAATAGATATTGCAAATTCTAATATTACTGTAACAGCAGACACTTTTGTGGGAGGTTCAGCTGACGCTGGTGTGGGCTACACAACAACATCAAGCTACTAATGAATAATGGCAAAATTTAATGAAAAAATATCAACGATACTTAACAACCAATTACCAGAGTTTGTCGTTGCAGACCATCCTAAATTCGCAGAATTTCTTAAAGTCTATTATCAACTTTTAGAATCAGCAGAATTATCAGTAACAGCAGTTGAAGCTACAGACGGTATTTTACTTGAAACAGAAACAGGTCAAACAAACAATCTAGTTTTAAACTCTAGTCGTAAAGATACAGCAAGAACACTATTAGACGAAAATGATAAAATACTTTTAGAAGAATCTACTTACGGTAAATTCACTAGAGGTGAAACTATCACAGGTCAAATTTCAAAAGCAACTGCTATTGTTTTAGTAGAAGACATTGCTAATGGCAGATTAATAATATCAGCACAAGATAAATTTATTGATACAGAATTGGTTGTTGGACAAGATTCAGGTTCTCAAGCTACAATATCAAATTACAGACCTAATCCAGTAAATAATATTTCAGACTTAATTAATTTTAGGGATCCTGATAGAGTTATTAATCACTTCTTAACAAATATGAGAAATGAATTTTTGGCAACATTGCCAGAAAACTTAGCATTAGGTATTGATAAAAGAAAATTAATTAAAAATATTAAATCACTTTACAGGTCAAAAGGTTCAGTTCGTGGCCATGAAATGTTTTTTAGAATATTATTTGGTGAAACATCCGAGACAATTTATCCTAGAGAGCAAATGCTTAAGGCTTCAGATGGACAATTTGATACATTAAAAGTAATAAGAGTTATTGCAACAGTTGGTGACGCAACATTATTAATTGGTAGAACAGTAACAGGTCAAACTTCAAACGCAACTGCTATTATAGAAAATACTTCTACACTACAAATTGGTGCCTCTACAGTTACACAATTAATTCTAAATGCAGATAGTATTCAAGGAACATTTGTTGTAGGTGAAGAAATACAAGGTACAACTTCCGACAATGATGATTATTTTATCAAAGCAAATATTACAGGTATTCCTGGTACTAAAAATATTACAAATGATGGTTCTTTAAATACAACCTCTGACACAATTAATGTAATAGCTGGTGGTGAGGGTGCATTATTTCAAATTGAAGATATTGGACCTGGAAATATTACAGAAATTATTTTAGATAACAAAGGACAAGGTTATGAAATAGGCGATAAACTAACATTTACTAATACAGGAACAAATGGTGGAAATGCAGCTGGATTTGTAAAACTTGTAAACGGTGGTATTGCAGACCAAGCAGGCAGTCCGGATCCTGCTAACGGAACGGAAGATAGATTAGTTTTAGAAAACGCTACAACTCAAGGTGACGCATATTCAGGTAATGCTATTGTTCAAGAAAAATTTACAGACTTACAAACTATTGAAGAAATATTTTTGACAAATGGTGGTGGTCAATATACATCATTACCAACTGTTGCAGTTACTTCATCAACCGGTACAGGTGCAATTATAAAAGCATATGGTGATGAAATAGGAAAAATTGTAAAATTAAAAACTGCTGAATTAGGTAGAAGTTATGAAACAGCTCCTACACCTCCGGTTTTAGGTTTCTTTAACAACATGATTGTAACAGGTATTGTTGGTTCTTATATTCAAAATGGTACAGTTACAGGTGGCACAAGTAATGCTACAGGTACAATTGCAGAGTTTGATAATGTTAGAGGTCTATTAAGAATTAAAAATGTAACAGGTACTTTTCAATTAAATGAAACTATTACATCTAATTCAGGTGGTACATCTAAACTTGCAAAATTAGATATTTCAACTGCTTCAGTTAATGTAGTTGCTATATCAGATACAGATGGTGTGTTTATTAGTGAAAAAGGTAAATTATCAGAAACAACAATGAGAGTACAAGATAGTTTATACTATCAAGATTATTCTTATGTAATTAAAGTAGGTCAATCTATCGCTAGATGGCGTGACGCATTTAAAAAGACTATGCACACAGCAGGTTTTTATTTTACAGGTCAAGTAGATATTGAATCAAGAATAATAGTAACAGCAAAAGGTCCTGTTAAAGGTGTTACTTCAGGCGTTCTTGATAGTCCATTATTATCTCTTGTTAATACAATTTTCACAACTGTTTTTGGTAGAAGATTAGGAACAATTTCAGACGGAACATCTTTAAGACCTAAAGCAAATGTAGGTGGTAATGTTGATGTAAGTAATACTTTTGAAGACCCATTTGCTGCTAATACTAGAGATTTAACGGCAACTAGAGAATCAATATCAATTAATTATTTAAGTAGGCAAAGAAATTTAATTACTGACGGTGCAGGAGTTGTACATGATATTAGAAGTGGATATGCATACGGTGGACCAAGATTTAGTTCATTGAATAAATATGCTAATACTGCTTTTGGTCAAACAGCAATTGGTTCTAATGCAAACTCATTTCAAAATTTAAGTAATATTAAAATACAAGGTACTAAAACAGCTCTTGACGGACAACAAACTCCTATATTTTTATTTACTTCTAGTGAATTAGGTAAGAAAATTAAGATGAATTATGCGTTTCCTTGTGAGATAGGACAAAACGCTGACCTATTCAGTAATACATTAACAAAATTTGATAGTAACACAACTAAATTTGATAAAACAACATCATAAAATGTTTATAAATAGTATAAAGAGATAGAGGCAAATGGTAAAACAAGTAATAAGCAGAGGTACTAACGCAAACGACGGAACAGGTGATAACCTCCGAGACGGTGCTAATAAAGTAAACCTCAATTTTAACGAAATTTATACAGCGATTGGTAACGGTACAACCGTTGATGGTACAATTAAAATTGCTGATGATTCATCTACGGTAGCAACAATTTCTGCCAATGGTGAAACATTAAAAATTTTAGGTGGTACTGCCATCAATAGTGTTATTTCAGGTAACACATTAACAATTTCTGCTGACGCTTCATCTCTATTGACAGC